CAATGAATCCTTCGTAGTTCCATTCCATAGGTATGAACAAACTATATAATCCCGAGCTAGTCTGGCCATTACGATTTCGTTTTGTGACATCTGAATCATAATAAAGTTTTTTAAAATTATCACCTCCTTTATCTAATGAGTTTGACGTTGAACCCATCATACATTTTCCTATAACTTTACTTCCAAGTCGAAGTGTGGTTTTTGTAACTCTCCAGTTATTTAAAATGTTATCTGGTCTTTCCCATTTACCAGATTCGTCGTGTACTAAAATACGAAGCTTTTCCCCATCATAAGAGTTGTCACCTGTGTTTTTCCAGTCGATAGTGGTATCCAATCCCTCCGGAATGTCATCGTCAAACCCAACGGAAGCTTTGAGGTTATTCTTTGTAAGCTTTGACGCTGGAACTCTATAAGCAAGCTCTGTCTTAGGTCTGTCCATACCGTCTTGAATGGGACGGAAGAAGAAAGGATAATTGGTACTAATTGGAACAACTTTATCTGTAAACATTTTTTTAGCGTCTGCTCCAGACTTTGAAAGTATCCCAAATCGTGCATCCTTTGTAATTGTAGCTTGATTGACGGTTTCACAACTTGCCATAAAAGAGAATCCCGATCTTCTGTTTTTAAGGTAGCATAAACCATAACATCTTTGGTCGGCTTTACAAGCTTCCCAAAATATATAGAATATTCTATTTGCTTCGCGAAAGTCTGGTTTTCCAACATCAATTTTTGTCCACTGCAAATACATGTAGTGAGTACCAGTAATATAAGTGGGTACATTGTTGTTAACAAACCAAAACCCTTTTTCTCTTTTGTTAAATTCTTCATCAATATAATCGTACCATTTATTTTTAAAAACAGCAGGATATGTATCCCATTGAAATCTTGTTTTTATTTGATCTAATTCTTTAGGATATACATGTGCTTCCCATCTATTATTTGTATTAGATATTTTTTTAGGAGCTGGAGGTAAAGCTATTTTTAAATTTTGTATTTCAATTATATCACCTATAGCACCTGTTTTACTAATAACAGTTATATCATGCTCTCTATTATATCCGTAATCCCATTTTTTTGCTTTGTTATATCTTTTTATAACATTTAATTTAATAGGATTAATTAATTTAATTAAATTGTACATTATATTTATTTAGATCTTCTTTCAGCAAAACCTTTAAATGGTTTTTTTACTTTATCAGAAACATCTATAACGTTTTTTTCACTTTCAAGTCTAGTCAATATTTCAAAAGCATCAAATATTGCTAATTTTTTTGTAGCTGCTGCATTTTTTAATCTATCTGCAGCTAAATCCTCGTTGGGATCATTTAAAATAATTTTTTCTTCTGCTACTTTTATTAACTCATCTACTGCTTTATAACCAGCTTGGATTATATTCAATTTCATTTTTTTGTGTTCCATAGTTTATTGCTATTGAATTATCAGGAACTCTATATAGTCTTTCATTATCAAAAACAAATTCATATTCACTGTTTTCTGTAAAGCCTACTAAATCATCTTTTTTAAGATTTAAGCTTCTTAAACGTGGCGAAACGTGCTTTAAAACACCTACAAGAGGCTTTTCTTTACGCTCGTCAAATTTATTTTGATTAAAAACAGGTTTTACAAAACTAAAACCTTTTATTGTTTTCCATTCATTATTTCTTTTATATAAAAATATTTGATCTATATAACAAAAATATTTATTTTCTTGAAAAAAACTTGAACCGTATTTATCTATACCGTTCATACCATAAAATCTTCTAAAAATATTATGATGAACAATTACTTCATCATTTACTTTTAAAATAGGATTGTTAATTGGTGTTTCAATTATTTTACCTATTCTATTTACAAATTTATGATCTTCTATTGAGGTATTTAAAATTAATTCTTTTTTTTCAACTTGTTTTTTATTGCTATACACACCGTTTACCGGGGATATAATATAACAATGAAGATGCTTCATTAATATTCTAAATTATATTCAACTGCTATTGCCATATTTTTATTAAAGTTTTTCCAAGGTAATACCTCTTCTTCTTTCTCTATATAAATATTATAGCACTCATCTTCTTCAATAATTTCAACTATTTTATGCCCTCCAAATACTTCTTGACCAATAGAGTAATGCATTGCATCGTTTTTATAATCTCTGCCAATACTAATTTTTCTTATTAGATTCATCTTTATTTTCTTTTAAATTTTTGCAATCGTTTAATATTTTAACTATTGCATTTACTCTATTTAATTCTCTTATAGGCATATCATTTAAAATACCTACAACTTTATTTATATCTTCTTGTGTTAATTTTTTATCCATAATATTAAATTTTATTATTAATTACAAATATAATATATTATAATTAATTATGGTGTTGTATCAGAAGAAGATGCAGCTACAGCATAAGCAAAAACAGCATTTGCTCCATCTGCTAAACATTCAATTTGTAAAATATTTGTTTCACCCCCATCATAATCAGTTGATCCAACTTTTAAAAAAGATTCACTTGTTGCTGCATCACTATCAAGTGTTATTGTTTGTGAGCCTGATATATTATATATAGTTAAAACCTGTCCAGCTTTATAATTTGTAAAATCAAATTCAATACTGCCATTTAAAGCACTATTCATTTTATATACCGTTGCTGTTGCCCAATCAACAGACGTAGCTCCTGATTGATTTGTTATTGTTCCGACTGATGTGTATCTAGCCTCTAAAACATTGTGTGTTACTTTTGTTAATGCCATTTTTTATTTTTTTATGTTACTACTGATGGTGTAATAAAATTAATTGCTCCATAAGTTCCTCTATTACTAGCATTTATATCTACCTTGTAGTATGACCATGTTGATGCTGTATAAGATGTTGTTATAGTAGTACAAGTAAGACTTAAAGCACCTCCACTATGATTATGTGTTGTTAGTAACGTCCAATTAGTTCCATCATTAGAGCCATGCCATTGTAGTGATCCTGTATAATTATAATAACTTTGTTCTCTGTCTGCAGAAGATAATCCATTTGTAGTTACAGGACCTTTCATTGTCATAATAACTTGATTATTAGATCTTGAACTTCCATTATTACCAAATTGATATAAATTACTGCCATCACAAACCGTGGTAAATAATACATTACCAGTTAAATTTGCATTTAAATCTGCAGTTAAATAATTAGTTGCTGTAGAAGAAGAATTATAACCACCTGCCGCTATATTATTTTGAAAAGGAGTAACTGCTTGATAACCGCTATCTCCGGGAAAAAGTCTTTTGTTTAGTCCCATTTTAATATACTATATTATAATTCATTACATCTGCTTTTGTTGTTAAAGCGTTTATAGTAGATTCATGATTATTACAAGCGGTTCTTATATTATCTCTTTCAGTTTTTATATCATCAGGTATTGCAGTACCTTTTTCTGCTTTTCTTATAACATACCAATCTGTATTATATAAAAGTATTTTTGCAGAAATTTTAGCTTCTTCTATTTGTTTTTCTTTTAATTGTGCTAATGTTTCTGACCAAGTTTTATTATTTACAGGATAAGTAAAAACATTGTTTTCAGAGTCAAAACTTATAGAACCTAGCTCCTGTATTTTTGAATTATATTCTGGGGTTACAACATTATAAAATCCATAACTTTGTAGCTCCGTATCTGATAATAAATCAAACCCACCTATTATATTACCATATGATTTAGGTAAATTAATGAATGTTTTTATTGTGCCGTTATAATTTTTTGCTTTCATGTATTAATTATTAAGAAAATGATACTGTTCCTATTCCTGCTGTAATGGTAGTTATTTTATTAGAGCCAGATGTTGCCGTTGTACCTGTTAAACCTGCTGATAATGATATAGTGGAACCAGAATATTTTAATATAACCACACCTGATCCTCCATTTTTACCAGGATAACTACCAATAGCATAAGCAGATCCACCTCCACCGCCACCTTTATTAGCAGCACCAACTGTTGCTTGATTTCCATTATAAGCTCCGTTACCACCAACACTACTACCACCAGCACCACCGGTACCAGATGTACGAGAGTCTAATCCACCACCACCACCACCGGCATAAAATACATTTGATCCTGTTATACCTACTGATAATCCAACACCACCTGGACCACCATCAGTTCCTGTAGTACCTCCTCCAGTACCTACAGCCGCAGCACCACCGCCACCTGAACCACCAGAGCTACCTGCTCTTGTTCCTCCAGCATAACCTTGATTAGCGGTTCCTGCACCACCAGGAGCACTAGTTCCGTAACCACCGTTACCACCACCTCCAGAACCTCCAGCATTT